CTTCAAAGTTATAATCTTGAAACTCTGTCTGAGATTTTAAATAGTTAAGTAAGTTAGCACGAATATCTGAATATTCTAAACCATCAACTTTTAGATTTGTTTCGTTAGCCATGTTATGCTCTGTCTACTACTGTGGTTAATTCTTGTAATTGTGTAAATCCTGAAACATAATATTCAATCGTAATCTCAATACCATAGTCTTTCATATTTGTTTCAATTGCAACTAACTGAACTCTTGGTTCAAATCTAGTGATTGAGTCTGCAATGTCATCTATAAGTTCCGTCTCTGTCAAATTGTCTGCAGGTCTAAACAAATAATCAGTAACGTTGCTTCCATACAACGGATTATATGGCTTCGAACCAACCGGAGTTCTTAACAGATTTTGCAGAGCGCTCTTCACCGCTCGTTCTCCAGACACAGCCCTTACGTCACCCGTGTTAGGATTTGCAACAAAGTTAAGAGGTAAGTCCGAGTAAAGTACTTGTGCCATTGTTTATGATGTCTTTTTCTCTTGGATTTCTTTACGCAATTCTTTAGTTACTTTTGCAATTTCCGACAACGCCTTTCTTGCTCTTGTTGCCGATACTTTTACGCCTTTTTCTAGAAACTTTTCTCTTTCCTGTAAGTATGTGTCAAACAAACTAACAAAGATTTCGTGATTGTCCATAATATTTTCCTTTTTTTACAAAAAACGCTTGACATTCGCTTGACACGATGGTATAATCGCGGTGTAGCCTAATGATATGTCATACTCTATTTATAATATTTATATCAAATTACTAACGTCAACTGTTCCTTCTGGTGTTTTTAATTTAATTGATTTGCCACTAATTACTATTTCGCCATCGGATGTTATCTCAATTGACGATACATTATTCGTTGTGTCTGTTGTTAGTGTTACTCTACTACCAGAATTAGTCAATGTCAAGTATTGATATTCTTTTTCTGGTTTTGTTGGATAGAGATCACTAGAGTATATTTCTAAGCCAGTTCCTGTTAACAGATCTTTTAGTTCTAATCTAGGTTTAAATGTCAATCCAGCATCAGGATCTATTCTCAATCTTACTTTTTGATCTATCTCTTGTAAATAAGAATTTCTATTAGTGTCAGCTGGAGATTCTGAATTAACATATACTGATGGAAATGACTCTCTTGCTTCTATTGAAAAAGATTGATTAGTTAACCCGCCGAGTCTAGATCTAATATTGCCTGGAATTACGCCAAAGATGATTGGTTCTTGTGCATCGTGACTATCCATAAAGAAACCAATTACCCAATCGCCTAGATTTGGTCTGCCGTAAGCACCTTGAACATTGGGTGCATTAATACAGGCAGCCCAAGGTAATTCTTCGGTTTTAATTTCTTCTTTGTATTTTTCTGAATGATATCCAAAAATTCTTACTTTAACACGACCAAGAAGTGCAGGATCATAATTATCCTCCACAACACCAATCCACCATATGAAATCATCTTTACCCAAAAACATTATAATATACCACCCACATTAATATCAATATCAATTTGACTTAAGTCTACGTTTATACCACCAGTATTTATTGCGGTTGATGTGCTGCCTGTTGTTACAATCTGAGTTGTTTCTGGATTAATGGCGTTGGCCTGTTCTTGTCTAGCTTCGTCTGTTAATGGTGCTGTAGAGACTACTTGATTTGGTGAATAGTTATACAACTGTGGTTCACCATAGACTTGACCATTAATATACTTGTTGATCAGACTCATATCTATTCTAGAATCTAAGTAGAAACTATACGGACCTCTGCCAAGTTGCAATCCTGTTCTGTCTGCAACAGGTTCTATTGGAGTGAATTCTTCTTCAGCTTCAACTTGTTCGACTACTTCAGCCTCTTTCTGTTCAATCTCAATCACACGTTGTTCTGGTGATTGTTCTACTTCTTCTGGTGTCTCTGTAGGATCGTAGTTAATATATTTTGATACGTTAGTTGCGTATGCTTCTTCTGGCGAAATCTGATCTGCCGCAACATCCGATTCAATTGCAGGAACATTTCCGACAAGAGTTTGTCTGACCGAGCCTCTAGATAATTCTAATTGCTTGACATATGTTTTTGTTGTGATAACATGTCTACACGCAGTAACAAAATACTTACCCGAGTACATATTGTTTTCAGAAACCTCGGATGCGCCAGCATCAAAAGCCTTTTCTTCGTCACTTGGAAGTTTGAGATAAACAATGTCACCAGCACCAAGTTGGTTAACCGAACCAGCAACTATTACCTTGGTTCTCATACCGGACATTGACAGTGCACCATGAAGATCGTTCTTGATCCAAGAAGTTTTTGCGTACATCGGATCGTTGATCGCAGGAATGTACATTCTTTCACCAGGCTTCTGGTCAACGGTTAAGTTACCAAACTCACACTGTTCGTTTAATAAGTCATTAACATAAAAATCATTTAACCCATCACGATAATCAAAGTCTAACGTGTCATAAGTTCTTCTTGCAATGTTGACATTGGTTAGTTTACTGTAGTACATACCTTTATTCATATTAATCATATGATTAAAGTTCTTCTCAAGTTCTACAACCTCAGTCCTCATATTAGATTCTCCACCCTCACCTTCTAAGTAAGACAGTGATGGGTTGTATGAGATTGTGTACATTTCTTCTACATTAGGCGCAAGACTTCTTAGATTGTCAATACCAGCAAAAACTCTACCAGTACTAGCCCTTTCAAAGAATAAGAAATAATCACCAGAAGCACACGCACGTTTTGCTAGATAGTTTATTGCCTGAATAGGTGTATATCCAGGCGAAATAAATGTTTTATTTAAAGATATGGGTAAATCATCTTTAATATTGATTGGTGAGTTAATCGTACCACACATATCCTTAACAACATCAGAGATATTTCGTGTGTTCCTGTAAGATTTGTATATGCGATTTTTCTGAGACCGAATGGCACTGATAGTAGTAAACTCTAAACGATACTTGATAGTATTGTTCGCCTCAAACTGGCCCGGACTAATTGTGTGAACAACTAAATCACTTCTATCTAATACTACAGCGGTTGAGTTTGGTTTGAGTATACGTATATTGATTAATTCACCGCCTGTTAATTGAAACTTCTCCAGACCACCAACATAATCAGAGATTTCAACGAAACCAGAAATAGTGGGGTTAAAAATATCCTCATAAATCTGAACCTGCATCAACACATCAAGTAATTGAATAACCTCACCATTTCTTATGATAAGGTTTATTGAGTCAAGAGAGTATGAGTCGCCGACATGGGCTTCAACAACCTCTTCCCTAGAAGATGACTGCAGAGATAAGTCTGGGAACTTGAAAGCAGACACTATTATACACCACTAGTAGAATTTAAAATTTCTTGTATTGCGACTTCTGCTTTCTTTACAATTGATGGATTGAGTAATTTAATTTTTCTTTTCTCATCATTTAGTCTGTTTTCGTAATCATAAGATGTTTCAATATATTTTTCTGGATCGGTTGATGCTTGATATGTGTCTTCGTCGCAAATCAAACCGTTTACATAATAAAACATATTTTGCGACCGAGCATTCGCAACTGAACCATACTTAAAAGTAATAAAATTCTTGAATGTCTTTGAGTCCATAGGCCACTCATCATAAAAGTTTTGTATGTTGTTCAGTAATAGAATCATATACGCATACGAAGGTCTACCATAAACAGTAAAAGAAATGTTTTCTGGTAATTCGCCTTCCTTAATCTCATAATCTCTAGCCCCAACAGCATCCACGCTCTTGAGATAGTCGTTGATCTTCACACGTTCGGTGATATCAATGCCAACTAGAAAATTATAGTTGTCTATAAAGTAATTTACTTTTGGAAAATATTTAAACATAATTCTTACTGCAACGTCTGGCCAGGTCTGTTTGAATCGTTGATTGCATCTCCAAGAGTTCTTGGTACGATTTCAATCAAACTTAAAGCAAGGTTGGTTTCTGTTGGATAATTTCCTTCATGGAAGGTCATTTTCTGAGAACCATAGTCTACGGAAACAGATTCTATTACACACGCCTTACTTTGAAAGATTTTATTATCTCCGGTGTTGTCACCTAAAAGTGCAAATTGTAACAGATGCGGATAACCAAAAGTAAAATCTGATCCTTCAAAAAGTTCTTCTCCTAACGGAACTGAAGCTGAAGATGCTAATCTAAAAGCTGTTACTGCTCGTTTAATGTTATCAGCATCGGTAAAATTTCTTGGTTTCATTGCAAACGGTAATTGGTATCGTCTAAAGTTTGGACCTTTAAATAGTTGTTGTTGCATTGGGTTCAATGCTCGTCTACTCAGAAACTCAAATTGACCAACGTTGTTTAGTCCTGCAGAGGAAGTAAATCCTGCAAGACTAGCTGCGCCTCTTTTTATAGAATATTCTAACGCTTGAGCCGCACCAAATGCAAATGTTCCAGCATCAGAACCGGACGCTTTAAATTCAGCTTCTGCATCACCCAACAAACTGTTGTATATGTCACTTCCAGTAGTACTACCAGCACCAAAGATTGGTCCATCGGTTTGATAGTTATTAATGTTAGATAAGTTTAGATTGTTTGGTGCCTTTAAGTAAATAAAAGGTGCATTAGGAACACGCCCACCATATGCGTCAAGAATTACAAACTTAATCATAGGTGTTTTAAAATTGTCGTTTCCACTGGTTTTACTAGGAAAACTAATACTACCAACTGGAGATGCGCCGTATCTCTGTAGGTTTTGACCAGTTGTTGTTGATGCGGTAGGGTAACCAGACTCATCCGGAAACGAACTTGATTCGCCGTCCCTAGTTAAAGCAAAGACTGTTCTTGCCATTTCTTGACACCTAAATAAAGTTTATCTTTTCTATTTATAACGAAAGTATGACGTATCGTGGATATAAGGGCAGATTTAAACCCCAAAATTACACCAAATACGAAGGTGATCCGACAAACATTATTTATAGAAGCCTTTTGGAACGAAGGTTTATGATTTATTGTGACAGCAATCCTAATATTATTATGTGGTCTTCTGAAGAGGTTATTATACCATATTTTTCGCCAGTTGACAAGAAGTGGCACAGATATTTTGTTGACTTCAAAATCAAGTACAAAGACACTAACGGCAAAGTTAAAGTGTCATTGATAGAAGTAAAACCCTATCAGAAAACCAAGAAACCTGAAGTTAAGAGTCGTAAGACAAAACGTTACATACAAGAGGTAATGGAATGGGGTGTTAACGATGCAAAATGGAAGGCTGCGATAGAGTATTGCAAGGATCGTAATTGGGACTTCAAAATAATGACAGAAAAACAACTAAACGGTTAACTTTAGATTATAAATAGAACATATGTTGATATTTAAAGAACTCATCTATAACGGCGTCAGAACAGGTCAAGTACCTGCGAGAACTCGTGCTGCAAGAGATTGGTACAGAAATGCTGCGTCAGAGGTAAACGGAACATTTCAACCATCTCGTGTCGCTAGGCAGTTTCCAGAAAAGAAACGAGTTGCACGACCTGAGCCTGGATATATGTATTCTTTTAAGTATGACCCAAAGTTAAAGAAAACTTTACCGTACTATGACACTTTTCCTTTGGTGTTTCCAGTACAACAGTATCCGGATGGGTTTTTGGGAATTAACTTTCACTATTTACCGTTACCCCTTCGTGCTAAGTTAATGGACGCACTATATACTGTGTCATCTGATAGGCGGTACGATGAAGAAACTAAAATTTTAGTGTCATACGACATATTAAAATCGGCATCTAAGTTTAAGGCGTTTAAACCAACTGTGAAAAAATATTTGTATCAACACGTAAAGACGCCGTTTTTAGAAATAACATCAACTGAGTGGGATATTGCTTTGTTCTTACCAATGGAAAGTTTCAAGAAGGCTTCTGCACAAGAAGTATGGAAAGATAGTCGGAGTAAAATCTAATGCCGTTCACTATTAATCAAATTAAGAACAAACTAAAACCCGTTCGTCCCAATATGTTTTTTGTGGAGGTTGGTGTACCATCAGTTTTTTTCACTTCAAATTATCAACTCGCATTTGGCGGTTCGACTATATCTTCTGATGGAAATTGGTATTCCAGCGTAGCAGATTTTAGAAATACATCATTAAAATTTAAATGTGAGGCAACAGAATTTCCTGGCAGAACGTTAGCAACAACTGATGACGTGTCTGCTGGACCAGCTGTCACATTTGCATATGACACGATTTATAATGACATTTCATTAACATTTATTGCAGACGAACGATTTAACGAAAGGGGATTTTTTGATCTATGGATGGAGTACGCAGTAAGAAATACTAGTGATGCCCCCATTAACTATCCTAGAGGTGGTGCCGTTTCATTCTATGATGATGTTGTTAGTGAAGTGAGAATTAATCAACTAAATGATAAGGGTGACACAATCATCGCAAGGTGTACATTGCAAAACGCTTTTCCTATTCAATTGACATCTATGCCTTTGAGTTGGGAAGAACAAAACACTTACCAAAGATTTGCAGTAACATTTAATTATAGATATCATCACGTAGATTATACTGATGTTAGTTATTCATCATAATAGGAGTATATTATGGCTTTACCAAAAATTAAGACACCAACATTTGAATTGAATTTACCGTCAACTGGAATGTCTGTACCTTACAGACCTTTCTTGGTTAAAGAACAAAAAATTCTATTGATGGCCCTTGAAAGTGAAGATCAGACGGAAATGTTAAGGTCTATCAAACAAATTATCAATAATTGTGTACTTCAAGAAATGGATGTTGATTCACTTCCGATGTTTGATCTTGAATATATGTTTTTGAAACTACGTGCAAAGTCTGTTGGAGAAGTATCTAACTTACAACTTGGTCACCCAACTGGAATGAATTCTGAAGGTGAAGAGTGTGAATATAAGACAGATTACGAATTGGATCTGATGTCAGTAGAAGTCGTAAAGGAAGAAGGTCACACAAACAAAATTATTTTGGACGAAGAGTCTGGTGTTGGTATCGTTCTTAAGTATCCAACATTAAATCTTGCTAATGAAATTCAAGATGCAGCCGATCGTTCTCAGATTGAAGTGATTACTGATATGGTTGTTACTTGTGTTGACGTTATCTTTGACAACGAAGAAGTTTATCCAGCATCTGAGTCTACTCACGATGAGATTGCAGACTTTTTGAACGATCTGTCGCAAGAACAGTTTGAAAAAATTACTGACTTTTTCTCAACGATGCCGAAACTAAAACAGGACATTACTTGGACTTGTGTTGGTTGTGGTAAAGAAGAAACCGTTGAGTTGGAGGGTATGGCAAATTTTTTCGGATAAGCTTGTCTCACGATAATCTGTTAAACTACTATAAAACAAACTTTGCTATGGTTCAACATCATAAATATAGTTTAACAGAATTAGATGAGATGCTCCCATTTGAACGGGAAATATACGTGACTTTGTTATCAGAACATGTGAAAAAAGAGAATGAAAGAATAAAAGAACAAGAAGCGAGAATGAAGTCTCGTAGGTAACGGAAAGGTTATGGCATCAAATATCGAAAGACTTGGTGGATACATCAAGGACAAAACTTTAGGTACGGCAAAAGACTTTGCTTTTGGTGCCAAGGCTGCCTTTTATTCAGGAAATCCCGCTGTGTTTTCCAACATAGAATCGGGCATCAACAAACTAAAAGATTCTTTCAGAAAAAATCAAGAAGAAGAATCCAAGTCATCTCGTAGAGAACAAGCAGAACAACGAAGGCAAAGAGGGTTCCAAGAAGAACAGGCCCGCGAACAACGA